CGTGTCCCTAGAGACAAAAAAGATAGTAATAACAACCTTTTAAGACGTTTTTATGGTGTCCCTATGGTGTCCCTATGGTGTCCCTCAGGGACACCTAAACAATAATATTGCAAATATAGATACCCTTCGCAACTATTTTGAACTGTTTTAATGTGTTAAAATAATCTATATAGTAGAAAAATGGCTCAAATTAAAAAAACAGACAGATCCGAAAAAGACCTAACACCTAAGCAAAGATTGTTTGTTGACATTCTCGTTGCAAATTGGGGTGAAATTTCATATGCTGAAGCTTGCAAACAAGCAAAGTATGAGTGCAAAAATCCTACAGATTATTCCGCCATAGCTTCCAGATTGTTAAATCGAAGATTAAATCCCCACATAGCAAAATACCTCGATAAAAAATACGAAGAAGAAGTAAATAAATTTTCAAAAGACAAATTAAAAAGATTTGATGAAGCAACTACTTATGAGGATTGGTATAAATTATATGAAGACATTTTTAATAGAGAACCAATGGTAAATAAAACGACATGGCAACAATCACCAATAGAATTAATAATTGATGCAATAATAGATAATAAGCCAATTAAGAAAGATAGATTACAAGGTATAGATTTATAAAACCCCCCATTAATTAAAATGGAGGGCAATAGGGGAGGATAATTTATATCTATAGAAATATATTACTTTGTCAAATCTTGAATCTTTAAAAGTAAAGAATTTTTAGCGACCTTTAAAATTTTATTTAATGTATTAGGATTGGTTCTAGGACTTGCTGTAGAATTTTCTATTTTATTAAATTCATTTAGATACCAAGGTAAGATTTGGTAATTTCTAGCTAAGGCTACATTAATTTTTAACAATTCAGTATTTTCTTTTGATATGTGCTTTTTATAAGCCTGTTCGTATGATTCAAGTTCTGTCATTTATTTCTTCTCCATCATAGCAAATATATCTTTTAATCTTTTTGGTATTACATATAAATCATTACAAATACTACAACATCTTCCATTTGTAACTGGTCTGGCATCATGACCATCTCTATAAGAACCACGCATTTCTATATTGCCTTTGCATAATTTACATTTTCTTGGTGCAAACTTTCCTAAATAACCTTTCATTAGTTTTCTCCCTCCCAACTTCTCTTATGTTCTGACGTTAACCAAGCAAATAAACACCCTTTACTTCTGTCATTTAAACTGCATTTATCTCCATTTTTTCTAATTATAGTTCCATACCATTCTTTATGAACTGTATTAAAAGCTAAAGACCCAATCTTTACTTTTTCAAACAATATATTCCATGTTGAGTTCATTGTTTCTTCAGTAGGTCGTTTTAATTTGTAATCTTTTAAATCCATTACTTTTATCCTCCTCTGTTAATAGGAATCCACTTATCATCAGCAAGTTTGTAATCTCTAAAATTCCCAGTTTGAGCATTTACAATCTTTACTAATTCATATTTATAATAATAGTCATCAAGAAGCCATGCACAGACTTCTTCAAAATTATTAAGATGTTTTATATGGCTTAAAGTTTCATCTTTATTTATTTTATAAATTTCGTACATTTTAACTCCTGTAGAAATAAGGGGGAATTAAATCCCCCTGTTGTTTAAACTTCTATTCCATTCTGTTTAAGTACAGATATTAAATGGTTCTTTTCAAAAACATTAAAGTAATTTGGAACCATTCTTTTAATTTTTTTATTTGAAATTTTACAAAAAACTTCTTTATCAACAATTTTTATTAATCTGGCACATGATTTAGCACCTTTTAACTCTTTACCAGTAAGATTGAAATATCGTACTGCTTGTTTAAAAGTGCAGAACTCTTTACCCTTACCTAAAAGTTGATCAAAGTTTGTTCCTTGGTATTCTTGCTTTGTAGTAAAATTTAACATTTTTTTCTCCTGTGCTATGTTATTAAATTCATTATAATTTTATATTTATAAAAAGTAAACCCTTTTTTGTAGTTTATATTAAAATAATTTAGTAAAACCTAATCTAGATACTAAATGTAATTCTTTTGTTTCTGTGTTCTCAATAACATCTCCAACTGAAATTGAATAAAAAGTATCTAAAATTTCAATGTTATCATTATTTTCTCTAAAATTACCTTCCTCAAAAACCTTATCTAAGCTATCAGCCTTAATATAAGCTGAATCTCTGTAATAACCTTCTTCGTCAATATAAAAATAAGCTAAATGTACTTTTCCTCTAGATAATCCAAAAGAATATTTATCTTCCATTGCTTCATAATTAGGTTGTTTTACTAAATACTTTGTCATTTTATTTCTCCTGTGCATTAAATATAATTCATTATAATATTTATATTTATAAAAGTAAACCATTAAATAGGGTTATTTGTATCTTTTTTGCACTTTTTTTTGCAATTTTTTTTAGACTTGGATTTTGTAAAGTATAAATGTATGATATAAATTGGTTAATATGCCAATATTGAAACCAAATGCAGGGGAAACGGAAAACAGCTTTATGAATCGTTGCATGAGTGATGATAAAATGAAGCTAGAGTTTCCAGATAATAGACAGAGGTCTGCCGTTTGTATGACTAGCTTTAGTGGAAAGGAAACTAGCATGGATATGTTGGAAGATGGTCTAGAGAATGAAAATACCAAATCAGAAGAAGATTATGATACACAAACAGTACCATTTGAATTTAAAGCCATAAATTCAGAAGATGAAGAAGAAAAAGGTATGTTTGAGGGATATGGCTCAATATTTGGTAATAAAGATTTAGGTAATGATGTTGTTGAGGCAGGTGCTTTTTCTAAAAGTTTAAGAAAAAGAAAACCAAATCAAGTAAAACTTTTATGGCAACATAAACAAGATCAACCTATTGGCGTATTTGAAACCATTAAAGAAGATGGTGATGGATTACAGGTTAAAGGCAGACTTGCTCTAGGAACACAACAGGGTAGGGAAGCATTTGAACTTATGAAAATGGGTGCTTTAGATGGCTTATCAATAGGCTACAAAGCAGACCCAAACAAGCAATCTTATGATGAGCGTAGACGTAGACGTATGCTTAAAGAGGTTGACTTGATGGAGATTAGTCTTGTTACTTTTCCAATGAACCCCAAGGCTAGGGTTACTGCGGTGAAAGCCTGTGATAGGACTATTCGTGATTGGGAGACTTTTCTTCGTGAGGAAGGCGAGTTGAGCCGATCAGAGGCAAAGGTTTGTGCAAAAGCACTCGTAAATACGTTGACAAAACATCGTGATGATGGTCAGACCGAAATTTCAGAATCCATAAATGTGTTAAGAAGCATTATGGATAATATTAAACCCTAAACTTGAAAGGAAATCTCATGGCAGATTTACAAGAGCTAAAGGGCGTGATTGAGGAGTTCGGAAAGACTTTTGAAGATTTTAAGTCAGCGAATGATGAGCGTCTAAAGCAAGTAGAGTCCAAAGGTGCAAGCGACCCAATAACAGAGGATAAAGTATCCAAAATTGAGGGTAAATTAGATGCACTGGAGGATGTGAACCAAAAGTTCACAAAAGAAATGATGGATTCTAAAACTCTTGGTGAGCGTTTAGATAGGATTGAAACAGAAATCAAAAGACCTAATGTTGGAATGGCAACAAAGGAAATTGATATTACGTTAAAAGCCTATGACAAATACTTACGAAAGGGTAAAGAGTCATTAGACCAAATGGAGCATAAGGTTCTTACTGTATCAAATGATACAGGTGGAGGATACTTAGCACCACCAGAATTTGTTGCTGAAATTCAGAAACAAGTTGTTGAAATGTCACCAATCAGAAGCATTGCAAGAGTTAGAACAACATCTAACAGAAGCGTTCAAATGCCTACAAGAACTGGTACATTCTCTGCTACTTTTGTTGCTGAAACAGGAACAAGGGCAGAAACAACTGGCTTAACATATGGCATGGAAGAAATCACAGCACACGAATTGTATGCTTTGGTTGATATTTCAGAGCAAGATGTTGAGGATTCAGCTTTTAATATGGAAGCAGAATTATCTTCTGAATTTGCAACACAATTTGCAAAAGCAGAGGGAACAGCATTTGTTAATGGTGCTAACGTAGGAACTCCAGAAGGATTCTTACAAAATGGAAGCATTGGAGCAACTAACTCTGGTAATGGTACTGCATTAACAGCTAATGGTCTCATAGACTTATATTCAGCAGTTAAAACAGACTATGCTAGAAATGGTGTATTCGTAATGAACAGAGCAACTCTAGGTAAAGTAAGACAACTAGTTGATGCTAATGGTTCATATGTTTTCCAAGCAGGTTTCAGTTTGCAAGTAGGCGTACCAAACACAATTCTTGGTCAGCCATACATTGAAGCATCTGATATGCCAGACGTAGGTGCAGGAGCAAAGCCTATCGCATTTGGTGATTTTAATCGTGGTTATGTTATTGTAGATAGAGTTTCTTTAGCAATTCTTCGTGATCCATTTACTCAAGCAACATCTGGTACAATCAGATACGTTGCAAGACGTAGAGTTGGTGGTCAAGTTGTAATGGCAGAAGCTATTAGACTACAAAACGTTTCAGCTTAAAGGGAGATTTTAACATGGCGAATAAAGACTTAGCTAACAATCTGTTAATGACCCAAGTACTAGACCCTGCAACTACAAGTGCTACTGTAAATACAGCAGGACTTGATATGAAAGGTGCTTCTGGTGGAATGATAAATGTTTTAATTGGTGAAAGTGGAGATACATTATCTTCATCTGTTAAATGGGATTTAATCCTACAAGACAGTGATGATGACTCATCATATTCAGCAGTTACAAGTAACACAGACGTTTCTTTTGCAGACGTTGATAGTAGTGGAATATTTGCTACTATTGATGCCGCGGCAGAAGATGACGCTTCATATGCTATTGGCTACAATGGTACTAAGAGATATGTAAGAGTTGCTTGCACAAAAACAGGAACTCATACAAACGGAACTCCTATAGGTGCTGTTGGTATCACAATGCCAATTCACAGACCTGTAACTGGTTCTGATAATGGTTCAGCAACAGCCTAACTTTATAAGAATTGACCTCCAATTATGGGGGTCAGTTCCTTTTTAGGAGATACCAATGAAAATAAAAATGTTAAAAACTATGAGTGGTTCAGCCAATAATATTGGTTCTGTTTCTATGGAATATATTGCAGGACAAGATTACATGATGACTGCTGATTGGCAGAAAGCGATAGCACAAGTATTTATAGATAATAATGGTGCAGAATTAGTTGGTGAAACAATTCAAAAGAAAGTGGTTGCTCCTACAGAAATTAAAAGAGCAAGAACAGACGATGGTAAATTAAAAGCTGATGATAAATCCACGCCCAATGTCAATGAGGCATGGGAGGGTGGAAAAGCACCTGCGAAAAAATAAATAAATGGCAGGTGTTCAAGTCATCACAGCAGAAACAACTGATTTAATTTCTACAACAGAAGTTAAAACACAGTTGCGAATTGCTACAAGCGACAGTACACATGATACATTAATTGGTGTATGTAAAGATGCCGCAATAGGTGTAGCCAAAGAATATTTACAAAAATCATTATTAAACAGAACTCTTAAACTATCTTTAGATAATATTCCTTTTGCAGATAGTGTTTTGCCTGATAAAGAGGGTATAACAGTTGGACCATTTCTTGAGTATAGGAAGCGTAGTGTTTCTTTACCATTTAGTCCACTTGTAAGCGTTACTCATGTAAAAACCTTTAATGATAGCGATACAGAAACAACTATGGCTAGTAGTCGTTATTATGTGGATACAGCTAGTGAATATGGCAGAGTTATATTAAGAACTGGTGAAACTTGGGATGATATGCTTAGAGTAGGAAATGCAATAGAAATTACTT